TATCGGAGAATATAGACTAATGGCAACATACAAAGAAATAAACGGAACAGATATTACGGTCGTATCATCAGACCCATCGAATCCTGTAACAGGAGAAGTTTGGTATAATACTACGTCTCAAAAATTAAAAGGCTATCAACAAGTTTTAGGTAACGCTTGGTCTACGGGTGGTAATTTAAATACTGCTAGAAGATCTTTAGGTACTGCAGGAATACAAACAGCTGCTTTAGGTTTTGGTGGTTATGATGGAACAGCACGAACCGCAGTAACAGAATCTTATAACGGTTCATCCTGGACTGAAGTTAATGATTTAAACACCGCTAGAGGTTATTACAATGGAGCTGGAACTCAAACTGCTGCTTTAGCTTTTGGTGGTCAAGGAATTCCTGGTGCAGTAATAGACAACACAGAAACTTGGAATGGAACTAACTGGACTGAAGTCAATGATTTAAATACTGCAAGAAGAAGTTTTGGAGGATTTGGAACAAACACAGCTGCTATAGCTGCTGGAGGTTATACTACAACTAATGTTGCAAATACAGAAAGTTGGAATGGAACTAATTGGACTGAAGTTAATGATATAAATACTGCACGAAGAGCTATAGGAGCAGCTGGAACTCAACCAGCAGGAATGATTTTTGCAGGACCACCTAATTCAGGAGCAACAGAAATTTGGAACGGAACAAATTGGTATGAAGTTAATGATTTAAATAATGGAAGAGAATCTATATCAGGCACAGGTGCTACAAACACAGCTGCACTTGCTTTTGGTGGAGATATTGGAACTTATGTTGCAAATACAGAATCTTGGGATGGATCTACTTGGACAGAGGTAAATGATTTAAATATTGCAAGGAATGGAATAGGTGGAGCAGGGACAAATACTTTAGGATTAGCATTTGGGGGAGACACTGGATCAATGTCAGCATTAACAGAAGAATGGAACGCAAACATTGCTGTAGGTGCCTGGGTTACTGGTGGTACTATGAATTCAGCTAGAAGAAGTTTAGGAGGAGCTGGAACACAAGCATCTGCTTTAGCATTTGGAGGAGGACAACCTTCTCCGTCTGTAGGTGCAAAAACAGAAGCTTATAATGGAACAGCTTGGGCTGAAGTAAATGATTTAAACCAAGCTAGACTTAGACTAGCTGGTTGTGGTGCAGATAATACAGCTGCTTTAGCTGTTTCAGGAGAAGTTCCTCCAGGAGTATCTGCTGTTGTAGAGTCTTGGAATGGATATGTATGGACTGAAGTAAATGATGTAAACACAGCGAGACAAGACGCTAGTGTTGAAGGAACTAACACAGCTGCTTTATTTTTTGGTGGAAGAGCTCCTACGGTTCCAGCTGCTGCTTATGACAACACAGAATTATGGAATGGAACGAATTGGACAGAAGTAAATAATTTAAACAAAGCTAAAGCTGTTATCGCTGGTTCGGGAACATCAACCGCAGCTTTGTGTTTTGGTGGATTTGCACCTCCTAGTAATACTATAATAGGTGAAACAGAATTATGGAATGGAACGAACTGGACAGAAGTAAATGACTTGGGTACTAAAAGATATGGTTTAGGAGGAGCAGGAACATCAACGGCTGCATTAGCTTTTGGGGGAAATGCACCACCTCAAACAGGAGCAACTGAAAGTTGGAATGGGACTAATTGGACTAACGTACAAAATTTAAATACTGCAAGAGAATTATTAGCAGGAGATGGTACTTCAACATTAGCTTTAGCTTTCGGTGGAACTCCACCTCAAACGGGTGCAACTGAAGAATGGTACGGAGACGGTAAACTTACAGAAACGTTTACAACTAGTTAAGGGTTGATATATATTTAAGATAGTATATATAAGAGACAACTATAAAGGATAAAGAAATGACAGAAAAAAAAGACGTAAAAGATATTATACAAAAAGAGGAAACTCATTTAAATAATTTATTAGAGCAACAAGACCTTACCGATTTTAAAGGTATGGTAGACGAGCTTCGTGATACATGGACCAAGAAACAAATGTTTCGAACAGAAACAGAAGCAAGGTTTTCTGTATTACAAGATAATAGATATCCAACTAAAGCTGCAAAATATTGGCAGTGTGTAAGAGAACAATCATCATACTTAGATAACTTAATGACACTATCGTTTGATTATAGAAGAAACGAAGCAAAGATTAAATGGCTAGAAGGTAAAGTTGAAAAAGAAGAAGATGAGTACAAAGCAACTAAATATCAAATAGATTTAGATGAATGTAGATTTGCAAAAGCTTCTATGGAAAAAGTTGCAAAACATAGAATGAGAGAAATTAAAATGTGGTCTAAGTTAAAGAAAGAATTTAATGATGGATCGTTTAATGACAAAGATGTTAATCAACATCAACTAGAATCTTATGGTATGCAGTATGCTGAAAAAGCAAGACAGCTAACAGAAAATTCTTCTGACACAGATAAGTTCAATGTATTAGGTCAATTACAATCACTACAAAGAATTAGAAAATCTGGTGAATTAGAAAGTAGTTATAAAGAAAGAGAACAACTTGAACAACATGGAAAACCTAAAGTTTGATTTTGTATTTTTAGGTCAATCAATATTAAAGTATCAAGTACCATTAGATATTTTTTCTGCGATTAATCAAATATACGAACAAAACTTTAATAGACTTGAACCTGCTAACAGACAGTTAGTTGGTAAGATTGAGAATGAACATAGTTTGTTTTACAATGGTCAAGATCAATCTAAGATGAAAAATCATAATATGTTGCCAAAAAATGTAACAGATTATTTTATGACTATATTTAAACACTATCTAGCATTTAATAAAATTAGAGATTATGATACTCACCTTAACTCTATCTGGGTTAACGAAATGAAAGCTCATGAATATAACCCAGCACATATCCATAGAGGTATGTTGTTTACAGGTTTATCTTCTGTAATGATTTTAAAACTACCATCGACATATGGTAAAGAATATTCTAATGCTGAAGTACCACAAAATGGTAGGCTACAAATACTAGGTGCAAGTAATGGTCAGTTTGCAAAAATAGATTACCAGCCACCAATGGACCTTAGAGATTTTTATGTGTTTCCATATGATATGAGACACTGTGTTTATCCTTTTAATGGAACTAATGAGACAAGACGAACACTTGCTGCAAACTGTGATGTACAGTTTGATCCTATTAGAAATAGAGGAGCTACATAATGGATGGACAATATTTAGTTCGAGACGATCACATAGGTATATTTAAAAACTTTATGCCAGATCAATTAATAGAAGATTATACAAACTACTTTAATAAATGTGAGCAACAAGGTGCAGTATATCCTAGACGAGAAGATGAGATGTTAGTATCTGATAATGCAATCGATACAATAAGAGATACTAATGTTGCAATGACTTATAACAACAAACCTTTTATAGATTTATTTTTTAAAGAGATATATCCTTTGTATGTTCAAAAATATTCTTATCTAAAAAAACTAGCTACACACAACATACTAGAAGTTAAAATACAAAAGACTAAAGTTGGAGAAGGTTATCATTTTTGGCATTGTGAGAATGCAGAAATGAAAGCAAGAAATAGAATACTAGCTTTTATGTTATATTTAAATGATGTAACAGATGGTGGAGAAACAGAATTTTTATATCAAAAGTGTAGGTTCAAACCAGAGAAAAATACATTATTAGTTTGGCCTTCACAATTTACACACATTCATAGAGGCAACCCACCTTTATCAAATGACAAATATATAATAACGGGATGGATAGAATACGGATATTAATATGATAACAGAACCACGTTGGAGATCTTTTATAGTAGAAACTACTACACCTATATTTACACCTGAACAATGTAAAATGATTATTCAAGCAGGACGTGCTGAACCTAGAAATGATGCATCTGTTGGAGCAGGTGATAAAGGTATTAAAGGTGGAGTTGTAGATACTAAAACTAGAACCTCACACATTAGTTGGATACCATTTAAAAAAATGGCGGACATGTACAAAGACATAGAAAAAATTATGAAAAAAACTAATGGTAATCATTTTGGTTTTGAAGGAATGCAAATAACAGAACTTGCACAGTACACAGAATATCCTGAAGGAGGGTTTTATGAATGGCACGTAGATAATGATGTGAACATGGCTCACGAACCACCAGTTAGAAAAATATCTATGACATGTTTACTTTCTCCTGAGTCAGAGTTTGAAGGTGGTGATTTAGAATTAATGTCCGAAGGTAAAGTTGCAAAAATAAAGCAAGGACACGCAGTGTTCTTTGCATCTTTTATAAGACATAGAGTAAAACCAGTTATCAGAGGTAGAAGACAATCACTTGTTATGTGGTTTGGAGGGACACCATTTAAATGATGATTAAAGCTGCATACTTTCCAACTGTTGTATATGCTAAAGATGTTAAATTAGATAATAGGCTTTTTGAAAAAGAAGTTGTTGATTGGTCTAATAAAGATAAAGGTGTGACTAGAACTAATTTAAAAGGTTGGCATAGTCAAACTAACATGCATCAAATACCTGTATTTAAACCTTTGGTAGATGAACTGTATAAAATGATGGATGAAATTTTTGTAGAAGAATGGTTAGATAGAGAACCTATGATGGGAAATATGTGGGCAAATATAAATCCACCAGGTGGAATGAATAGACCACACTTACATCCGAACAGTCATTTCAGTGGTGTTTATTATATTAAAGCTCCACAAAATTCTGGTAAACTTGTTTTTAATGAACCAAGACCAGGAGCACACATGGTTATGCCTACAAGAAAACAAGGTAGACCTCCATCACATTTATGGAGAGAAGTTCATATAGATCCTCTTGAAGGTAGAATAGTTATCTTTCCTTCTTGGTTATGGCATTGTGTTGAACCAAATGAGAGTAATGATATAAGAATATCTGTATCATTTAATTTTATACAGAAAGGATTTAATGTTTAAATATCAAGTTATAAAAAACGCTGTATCATACGAACTAGCTAATTTTATATTTAATTACTTCTTGCTTAAACGAGATGCTGTTGGTTATATGTATCAATATAATATACATTCACAGTCCCCGATCCTTGGAACATGGACCGATAAACAAATACCAAATACTTATTCTTGTTATGGTGACTTTGTGATGGATACATTACTAGTCAAGATGTTACCTGTAATGAAAAAAGAAACAGGACTAGAGTTAATACCAACTTACTCGTATGCAAGAGCATATAAAAAAGGTGATGAATTAAAAAGACATAAGGATAGACCTTCTTGCGAGGTATCTACAACAGTTAATCTAGGTGGCGATCCTTGGCCTATATTTATAGATCCTACAGGATCTAATAATGTAATTGACGAGTATAAAAATATACATAAACCCAACGCTCCAAAAGGTGAGAAAGTCTTGCTTGAAGTAGGGGATATGTTAGTATATAGTGGTTGCGAACTCGAACATTGGCGAGAGCCTTTTGACGGGA